TAATCACCCAAAGAGGGTTATCAAAGATTTGTTGGTCAAGTTGCTCTACTCAACCTCCGCGTCGCGGTTCCGGTGTGTCTTACCGGGCGCCATGCATGATACTAATGTGCGCACCGGTGCACGTAGTCCATGAGTTACCTGCCACCTTGAGAGCGGTCTGCATGTCCGGCGTGCTCGCAGCCGTGACCAAAACATAGGCCCAGCCAGCGAAATAAGTGCCGTTCGAGTGGATGGGCCCCTGCTCCAGAATCTGGCAGCAAGGGTCCGCACCCGCAAGGGTGTCCAATCCAAAGCTGTTGAGACCGGTCCCGGATAACTCCCAGATGACATAGTAATAACCATTGTTAACGGGGAGAAAATACGAGCCGTCCGACAGACTGGCTTGGGTGGTTGTGTCGGCAAAACGGACGTCAATACCCCCACCCGTCCTGACAATCTGCAACGGATCACCCATAGGGTGTCCGGGAGATGCCGAAGGAGGGTCGAGGATGCCCGCCCATGTGTAAAAACCAACAGACGCGCGTGAAATGGCGCGGGTGTTGATGTGGGGGGCAGAGAATCTCACCTTATAGGTGATATAGACCTCGCCGATCGCCGCGTCATCCGTTTGTCCAGAGGTACAAACGTAGATGTTGGCGGCGTCGTAGGTTTTGACGTCTGTGTTAGGCGGAACGCCTGCTTGCCTCACGTACCTGCATTTAGAAAACGCATTGAGTGAGGCGGCATTGGCTGTATAGTCGAAGTTCGCCCATGTGGCATTGCGCGTGGCGCCAGCATAGTCCATGATAGCGCCACGGGAAGAAGGTGGTTCATCTGAAGCGTTATAATCAAGAGCAACGAACACTGAACCATTAGTAGAAGTGCCAGTGTCGGTAGCGTACGTGAGTTTAACTTCTTCAAACCGGTAGAAATCGAATTCACTCGCGATTCGATGGAGCCAGCGGAAGTGGCTGAGCCCCGGGTTGAGGGCCCACTGCTGGGTTGTGAACCCAACGGAACCGTAAATGTCTCCCAGGTATTCTCGATAGAGAACCGTGACGGAACCATCTGCGGCGTACTTGTTGCCGGTAACCACGGGGGCCCGCTGTCGCATTTGCTTGACATTGCTGACAAGAGCTTGGCTTTTTGCAGCCAACGGCGGCTTGGGTCCCTTAGGATTCTTCGTGGGCTTAGCCCGCATGGATGAGTGGCGCAAGAGGTTGACGTCTGCGCGTGCCTCGTGTGCTTTAATTTCAAAGGGGTCGATGAGTTCTTTCACCTCCGCCTTGATTTCGTTTTCAACGAAGCCGCCAATCACGTCGGTCCAATCAGACAACGCGCTAGCGGGCACAGCCTTGCCTGTGCGGTGGTTCACTAGAGGGTGAATTTTGCAAAGAAACTTCGGTGCGAACACCAAAGAGAGGTTTGACTAACTAGCGTTTTACTGTAGTCGTGGGTTTAAAAACGGGCCAGGTTCCAAGCAACCTGTTAAAATCCCCCACGACGCCCCAGGCTATCAGCCTTAAGCAGCGGTCTTGCGACCACTGCCCTTTACCCGCGCGCCACCTTTCGGTGTAGACTTGCGCAGGTCAGGCTTCTTTTTCTTTTTCATGCCCGGGGTTTTCTTCCTAACGGTTTGCTCCTGCGGCTCCTTGGGTTTCGCCGCAATCGTCGTTGGAGTTCCTTCGATCTCAACAACGACAACACTCTTTGCAGGTTTTATTTCAACCTGCGGTGTGATAGGTGGCGGCGTGAGAATTTGGCTGAGGGTATGAACACTCTCTAGCCAGGTCTCGAACCGCCCAACGTCAATATCGGGGAGGCCTTTAAATAGGACTCCTGCCATCCAGTCACCAACATTCTCATTGGGATACTGGCGATCATTGGCAGCGTTAGTACTCCACTGGCGGAGGTCCCCTGCGGCTCTGAGACCGTAATCTAGACCGTCAGGTTTCACACCAGCTAAGTTCACAACCCTAGTGGAGAGAGGCCCCAAGATAGGGGTGTTCTTGTCAGACAAGTAAAGGCCTGAAGCTTTCTCCACGAGTTTCATCTCTGCCGTAACGTTAGCCGGCAGCTTGGTTGTGAGATGAAACTTCTTTAATTGGCGCGCTATATCGCACATGGAGTCGAGACTCCCGTTCCACACATCGGGACTGTAGATGCGTGCTAGGAAAGAGACACCAGGCTCTCCCCTCTGCACGATCTCGGTCTCCACCACTTGGCCAACGCGCAGGGCCATCCTCTTGTGGATGTCCGCGGGTAGGTCCTTCGTTATGCTGTCGTCGCCCCCATACAAGCCGAGCTTACGAAAAGCGGCCTCGGGGGTGTTGAACTTGCCCGTGACAGGATCGTTCACTGAGCGAAGGGCCATAAATGCCAGGAAGGCATTGGCTATGGTGTTGGAAAGCGCCGTATCTGGTGATCCAGATAGGCGAGCATCACCAGTATCGTACTTCACACCGTCGGTGGTCTTAGCTTTGCGTCGGCTAAGATCCTCCAACAGGTCAAATAATTCGCCCGAATACTGGACTTCAAACAGGGCCATGTAAAAGCCCCGTTCAACCATACGTAGCAGGTAACTCATGCGTCCATCGAACCTGGATAGATCACTCTGGTTGATGTACGTTGCATCAGCGCAGATACAGGACACCTTGAGGGCAAGGGAAAGCGGATCATTGCTGAACGCGTACCACCAAAACCTCTCAGGGTTATCCAGCATGTGCTGTGAAACAGCGTAGGTGTACCTGGAGAATTCACGCTTAGTGCCAGTTGGCAAGGGGGTGATAATGCGTGGTTCCTTCAGGTTCCCATAAGCTTCGCTCTTGTTAAAAGGCCTCAACTCATCCTCTGACTCGGCGAGAATGGGACAATAGCCATCAGCCCTATCCAGAAGGCTTCTCTGGGTTGGGCGGGCTTGCTTGTCCCTAACCGTATCATGGTCGGTAGGCTTAAGGATATGCTTGCTGGGGGCTAACAACGCCACAAACTCAGAGACGAATCTCAAGAGTTGCGGGGTCGGTTTCACATCGGTCGGTTTCACAGCGATCGAAGTGATCCTCCCTTCCACGGCCCACTCAGAATTCGCCCTACATTTGGTAGGTGCGAAGCCGCCGTCCACCAATGCACCCATAAATGGGGTCATGGTAGGGGCTTCATCCCCAGTGTAATTGTTAGATGGGTTACTAGTGTAACTCATGACTGTTGGGGTAGATCTGAATGTATCAGCAGCGGAAGCAGTGTTCTTTGCGTGGTAGTTCAGCAAAGTCAAGGCAGCAAACTTATCCTGTCCTGACAGGTATGAGTTAATGGCCGGAGCGCTGAGCCCGTGTTTTGAGTTCTTGGCCATCATGCGCACCGCGTCGTCTTCATGCGCCGGAACCGTAGCTCTGGCGTACATTCCGACCTCTGCGGTTGACACGTTGACACCTCCCATCGGTCCTGCGCCGTAGGACCTAATGCGTGTGAAACCCCCAAACACGGGTTTGAACCTGCTAAGTTCAACGGCCGAAATGTCAGATGATAGATATGCGGCCAAGCCAGTGAATCTGGCTAAAGGCGTCAACATGACAATCGACCGGTTGGTCACGGAAGTTGCTCTTCTCTCCACTAGATAGTACTGTCTTAGGTAGGGGAAGCCCAGAAAACGTTTTGTTGAGACGACGCAGTCAGCGCCATAATCCCACAGCTCGTGTTCATAAGCGGCCCCGCCTTGAACATGCATCCTGACTTTATTGTCGGATGTGAAGGTGTAAGCGCACTCGCCGGTTTCGGGCCCGCCAGGGTTGGCGGCCTCCTCCGGAGTGAATGTATAGATGAAAATGGGGTTACCCAAAAGCAGTAACTTGGCCATGTCAAGATAGTAGTCTACATCTATCAAGGTTATCATGTGCCTAGCTTCCACTCCTGGGTTAGACGCCGTGACCGATAGGTCCTTTCCCCAATGATATGTGCGAGTATACTCCCGCCCGTGTCTTTCATCATTCTTACTTCCCTGCATGGACAGTACGTCCAGCCCCGTTTGGCTAGCCAACATAACGGCAGCGTTCATAGCCGCCGTACGGTCACTAGCCAAGCGGCCGTGTGTGTGACCCGCAGCCCCGTGCTTACCTACCAAAAAAGGTAGATTAGTACAGAACTCGGTCCGAAGATAGCCGAGATCTGGTGTAGATCTGGCTGCCATCCCGAGGTAAACCGAGCGCCAAATGGCGCAGGTGTTCACCCATCCTCTCGTCTGCTCCAAAGGGCAGACCGAGCGTCCTAAGAACTCCCGGCCCGTCTTAGCTTTCTTATGCTTGGAATACAGTTTCCAAGTCAATGCGAGCCACGTGAGGTGTAGGATGGGGAGCACAAACGCAAGCGTGTTGTGCCCACCACCGTCCTTAATCAGTGCAAGTTTAATAGGCATGACCATGGCGGTGGTACTGAGGTGG